AGATGCGGACGATGGATTCATCTGAGTATTAGAAAGGAGGAGATGAGAAAATGGGATGGGGGGAGTGCATCGTGAACTATTTTCAAGAAAAGGCGAATGGGGCTGACATTGAGTTCACGCTTAACCGACTAAGCTCTTATCACAGGGGGGAATGGACGGTGAGCAACGGGGTTAGTTTCAAGCTTCACCCAAATCGCATGGCATATGCTTGGGTTGTCAGAGATGGCACTCGAATGGATATGTGGGAAACCAATTCAGGTTATTTGGTTTCGGATCCTCTGCTCAAGCAGTGGCTCTATGAGGGAGTGGCTCTGTTAGACCAAGAGCTAAAAGAACAAAGTCAGAGATGGGCTGCCGAACGAGCCCAAACAGAAAAAGAATTCGCAGCAATTTACCAACAACAGGAGTCTAAATGATTATCACGCAAACCGTAGCCGATAGGCTGAAGAACAATCTCATGTTCGACAAGACCAACATCATGGGTGCCCAGGGGGCGATTCAAATTCTGTTCCGCAATGAGGACCAGCAATCAGTTGAAACCCTCTACTCTCTCCTCCGCAGTATCTCTGAGGGTGCGGATCGGTTGGTTGGGTTGGAAGTTCCCGATACAGAATTTTCTGGATCGATGGACTACAAAGACCAAAACTGAGTAATACGTAGTAGGCACACGCCTTGCCGGTGTGGTGGTTCCCCTCCCTCCCACCCCCGGTAGTTTGAAGGACTTGATGATTGGTCCTTGTTCAAGCCCCCACCAAACAGTGGGGGTTCTTTTTTTGTTGACAAGAAGATTCGATTCTGGCTATACTTAGTTCTTACGGTGCGTCTCGCACAAAACTGAGTATTACATAACAGGAGGAGCACATGGGACAACCCATCAAGGGCACGATCAGCAATATCATCTTCATCAAAGGGACCGGGAAGGATAATAGGGCTGCATATCAGGTTGGCACCGAGAGGGTGCCAGCGGCAGTCATTACTCGGCTATTGTCGGCAGTTGAAGGGGTGTCGGGCTTTCCTTTAGACCGCCACTTCTACCTAGGACTGAAGCGATACCCCGCTTTTATGGATGAGCTAGATGCCCAGGATATCTCTCCTGCCATCGCTATCGCAGACCTCCAGAAACTTCAAGAGGGGACTAGTGCATTGTATTCGAGTAACCCCATCAACGCCTCTGGGGCTCGTAATGAGGCAGAAATGGAAAACATCATTGAGATGTTGACGGGGGTGAAGGTTCGACACTACGTAAAGAGTAACCCTAGGACGCATCTGCGATATGGCGCTGACCCTGAATGTGTGCATCACTTTCCCGCACTCCAGAGAGGGCCTCAGAAGCATAAAGTGATTCCGGACCAAACTATGTGGGTTCCAGCCCTCCGTCACACCTACTTTGTGGAGGATAGAACCCAGACGGTTGGAGGTTCGGTTGACGCAAAGATATATAAGCTCCCCTCCCAGTATTTGAAAAATGGAGACATGTCGAAGGACCAAACTCTGGTGCTTGTGGCTGATGCCCCTGGCATCCCTGACTACGAAAAAGAAGCTATTGAGAGGGAGTTTCGTGATGCTGGTGCATTAGCGGGACGGAATTACCTGCTTTTCTGGTCTAAGGTGGATTTCGCAAAGGCATTTTCCAAGCCCATGAGTGAATGGCCAAAGACCCAGGGAGAGTAATGTAGTGTTGGAATTAAATAGAATCTATTGCGAGAATTGTTTGGACACGATGCTCAAGCTTCCGAAAGAATGTATAGATTTGGTAGTGACGAGCCCCCCTTATGATGATTTACGATGCTACAATGGCTATAGCTTTGATTTTGAGGTAGTCGCTAAGGAGTTGTGTCGTATCCTGAAGCCTGGGGGGGTTATCGTTTGGATAGTGGGAGACTCGGTTCAGAAAGGTTCTGAGTCTCTTACGTCTTTCAAACAGGCTCTGTTCTTCAAGGGCCTAGGGCTAAATATCCATGACACAATGATTTATGAGAAGAACAGCCCCGCTTATCCAGCCAGAGCATGTGGCAACCGCTATACACAGATATTCGAATACATGTTCATCGTTACAAAGGGGAAGCCCAAGACGGTCAATTTGATTTGTGATAAACCAAACAAGTGGGCTGGATGGAAGGATTTTTCAGGGAAACTGAAGAACCCCGTCCCTGATTTTTCTCCCCGCTGGAACATTTGGCGCTATGTGACGAGCTTCAATGGGGTGAAGCACCCCGCTCCCTTTCCTGAAAGTCTTTGTAGGGATCACATTATCACATGGTCTAATCCAGACGATATTGTGTATGACCCTTTCATGGGGAGTGGAACCACAGCAAAGATGGCCCTGTTGGAGAAAAGAAAGTTTATCGGAAGCGAAATTTCAGAGGCATACTGTCTGATAGCTGAGGAACGAATTAAGAGTCTCCTATAGACAAACTGACCCAATTGAGAGTATAATAGAGAGAAGGAGATTCCGATGTCTGACCCAAGTCTGGTCGCCCTGCCCCCTGAAGAGAAGCTGAAGGCCATCGCTGACTACTGGGCTACAGTTCAGCTTGGCCCTGAGCATGAGATCAAAACCCCTGAAGAGGATATCAAATATAGGTGCGAGGGGTGGTGTTCACCATGCTTAGCACCCTGGATGGGTCTTCCATGAATATCCCTGGAATTGATCTAGTGATCTGCTCCACCCCAGAGGATGTCGAGTATTACAAAGAGAGCGGGGAGAATTGGTTCGAACCTGAAATGAGAATCAATACAGCCCTGCATGAACATTTTCACAAATAGGAGAGGCTAAGATGCCCACTGGATACACCGCATCAGTTCTGGAAGGTGCGACTGCCAAGCAGTTCGCCACAAAATGCATGAGGGCCTTTGGGGTCTGCGCTCATATGCGGGATGACTCTTGGGACAAGGAAGTGCCCCGTCAGCTTACTGAGACGGATTCCTGGTACAAAGAAAAACTCGAAGAAGCTGAGGCTAATCTCAAGCGGTGGCATCTGATGCCCCTGATGGATAAGATGATTTTCATCCAGGATCTGTTGGACACTCAGATTGCCCGTTATGAGCAGGAGATTGCCGAAAATGAAATGGGCAATCTGAAGCTGAAAAAGACCTTCGTCCTTATCTCTCACATGGCGGTTCCGGATGAGCTACAGAACTTCAAGAACTTCATGTTGGATCAACTCGATACCAGCATGGAGAACTCGGATTTCTACCGTGAGGAAATTATAAAACTCCAGGGGAAAACCGCCGAGGGCTACATGCAAGAGCATGTGGACCACTTGGAGTGGGATGTGAATTACCATCGGGAGCGCCTGGAAGAGGACAAGAAACGTCTGGTAGAAAGCAATCGTGTCCTGGCTCTGATGTGGGCTGCGATTGACAGTATCCCAGAGTAATAATAAGACAAGAGGTAAGCATGAGCACCGGGCTGAGTAGATTTTTCATGGAAGCCAGTAAGGACATTCCCGGCTGGACGGAGAAGCATGATACAGTCCTCGTCTCCCTGATGAACGAGCATGATGCGGTCTTCTGGAGAGGGGTGGGATGGGGGTTCTCCACTGGCTACCGTAAAGGGGTAGTCTTGGTCTCCATCTCTCCGGAGGATCTCCCCGGCCCCCTGAAGTCCAGGGTCGTCTTGGTGAACCGTGGGACCGAGTTCGTGACGGTCTGTAAGTCCCGTGTGGCCGGTGAGACCCCTCGCAAAAAATCGATGGCTTTGGTGGATGAACTGCCAGATGCCAAATATATCACGGCTGTCCTCTACCACAAGGATGTGCTGGCTGAAGACAATGACCGCACCACTGAGTGTGATTGGGAGGTGGTGACGATTCTCTGTCAGGTGGACAAGGAAGAGCCCATGGCTGTGGGGACGCTCCTTGCCAACCACTTCAAACTCCCCGGAGGGACGGCGACAAATATGTCCAATGACGAATTTGTCCAGACCCTTGGAAGGTCAGTCAGGTACTGGAGCAACAAAGCGTTGGGGATCACTCGTCAGGAATGGCAAGCACACAGCTAGGCTCTGCTCAACGCTGCTATCATAGGGGATTCTCAGCAAGGGAATCCCCTTAGTTTTTGCGTAGTCAGTCTTAATCCGGTCTTTCATTTGGGTCAACTCAAATTTCTCTTTCTGTACCTTAGAACTCCAGTTTGAGAATTTAACTGGGGCAAAGTGCTGCTCCCCGTCATACTCGATCAACACGTTAAGCTGGGTGAGGTAAAAGTCAAAGGGAAGTGGGTTTTTGTACACGCAGTCAGGGAACTTCTTCTGCCTCACAAAGGAAACCCCGTTGACTTCTAGCCAACGCTCCACCCTCACCTCCCCCAAACTTTGATGGCATCTGGGGCACCCACACCCCTG